CCTGTGCTGGTGGTGTTTAACTTTTCAGCATTGTCATAATACAGAGTTACTGCACCGTTATTACCAGCAAACAAATAGTTTTCACTATTGTCAGCGTTATTTAGTTCAAGATTATTTGCCTGTATTCTTAGGTTTCCAGTGCCGTTATCTTGAATAATGCTCCGACTACCATCATGGTAAATCTGTAGGTCAGACCCAGCGCCGAAGATGGCTTTGCCATTGTCAGCAAATGTTGCGTTGCCTGTTACAGTAAGATTAGCTGCTGTAGTAGTACCAGTGAATGCTTGATCTGCGACAGTAAATGCACTAAAAGCGACAACCTCAAGGATGTCACCTGATGCTGCACCAGAGGCTAACACAACGTCACTACCATTGGTTGCAGTATAGTCTGCTGCTGCTAGTTTGACACCATTGAGATACACATCAATGAACTGTGGCGTGTACCCTGCAGTAGCAAAGCTAGTCTGACCACTGGTAGCAGTAAAAGCTTCTCTATTCTGTGTAGCCTGTGGTACTGGCGCTGGGCCTATGTATCCTGCCATTATAATGCTCCTATGATGAACGCTAAGAGTTCACTGTATCTTACGCCCATTCTAGTTCTTTCTTCGCCAGTGTCTTCATCAGTCCAAGTGCTTGAGATAAACATGGCATAGTCACCAGCGTCTAATCCTTCAGCCGCAAATGCTGCTTGTAGATCCTGTGCAATGATACCAAAGTGGGTTCTGGCTTCATCACCCTTCTCAGCTACTGCATCTTTCCAGCGGAACTTACGCAGCAAGCCTTTAGCCGCTACAGCTACACGTTGCTCTGCGTCTGTTAGCTCTGCAATGTCTTGCTTCTCGTTGCGGTCAGATGTTTGGATTGTACCGTTGGTGGCGTAGATGTCGTCGAAGCGGATGCCTGTTGAACCCAAGTCGATTGCATTATCTCTATCCCCACCAGAGCCGTTGCAAGGCCATATTGCATCCAAATCTCCTGCAAACCTTAATCCAGTATCACCATTAACCAAATGTAAACGTGATGATAAAGTGCCAATACTCCCCACAGTGGTGCCGTCTTTATAAAAAGCTGCTATATCGCCATCGTTTGTTCTACGCTCTAACAGCATAGTTGATCCACCACTTGTAGAGGCATCAATCCGCCCATCAGATTTAAGACCAATACCACCATTGCCTATAATAGTTGCGTTGGCAGTTCCCACAAGCAAGTTACCGCTGCTGTCGATAGTCATACGAGTAGCATGATTAGTACCAAATAGCAGTCTATTATCACTGTGAACGTATTGAAGGTAACCTTCGTACTGTGTGCTAGTTGTCGTACCATCGGCAAACATGATATTACCTGTGCCACTATTACCAGAATAAATCGTCATACCCTGATCACCAGCGCCACTACCAAGCACAAATAAATTAGCACCAGCTACTTGGTCAAAAGAAGCATTCGCAGATGTTTTAAGGCCCAATCTACCGCTGCTGTCGATGCGCATGCGTTCTGTGCCGCCACCAGCGCAAAAAACTAAATCGTTTCTCTGCGCTCTTAAAGCAAAATCCTCAGATGACCCACTAGGAACTAGCCCAGAACCAAGTCCCCAGTAACCAACGTCATTCCCTGCCGCATTTCTAAATGTAGCATATCCATAACCGTTTGATGTTACAGTTAAAATTAACGGCTCTTGATTTGAGGGGGCCAATACGTCTAAAGACGCTGTAGGTACCTTTCCAATTCCAACACTACCGCTGCTGTCGATGCGCATACGTTCTGTGCCAGCAGTGTTAAACGCCATATAATCAGAAACATGATAATAGAAAATTTCTCCAGCATTACTACCATCGTTGAAATAAATATGACCGCCGTTTGTTGAATTTGAGTTTAAGGTGAGGTCTGCCCAACCAGCCCCAGCGTCAACTCTTATTTCTTCAGTACCAGCACCAGCACCTACGGTTAGGCGAGTGCTAGGCGAACTTGTGCCAATTCCAACATTAGCTGATGGACTTAAAATTAAATCACCATCAGTAACAGTAATTACTCCATTGGCCGCACCTGCTGAACCTGTATCAACAACTTGCAACTTCATTGAGTCGCCAGATGCAGTATTAATATTTACGCCAAAATCACCGCCTGTTGATGACTTTAGAACGATGCCTTCGTTAAAAGTTGCTCTACCCGCTTGAGAAATATCAAGGGTAAGGGCAGTAGTAGTAACACCACCATCGTTACCTTTAAATACAATGTCTTTATCAAGTGTTGGATTTCTAACTACAAAGTCACTTGAAGACTGGGTTACAAGACCGAATGTTGTTCCACCATCTTGAAAATTAACTACAGCACCATCAGCATCAAGATTAATTTCTCCTGCAACATCTAGTGTTAAATCGCCAGAAGCCTTAGCTATATTACCTGTGACCTGTATGCCTGTGCTGGTGGTGGCGATTTTGGCAGAGTTGTCGTAATATAAAGTTGCTGCGCCATTAGCTGTAAAAGTCGCCATGTTTTCATTACTGTTGTTGTAGCTAATGTTTATACCTGAACCGTTAGTGTCTAGATATAGATTGCCAGTGCCGTTGTCTTTAACCCAACTATCTGAACCAGTATGATAAATCTGTAGGTCAGACCCAGCGCCGAAGATGGCTTTGTCGTTATCACGAAAGGAAAGATCACCATCTATATTGGCATCACCATTAATATCAGCCCCAGTGGTACTGAGGTTGACCGCCTTAGAACCGATATATCCTGCCATTAGGTTTGCTCCAGCACAGAGATAATTGCATCAACAGAGGATGCTGTATCTGATGTAACTACAATAGTTTCAGTAGCCTCTGCTATAATCTTGCCATCTAAAACAGATAAAGCTGACCCTGCAGGTACAGGAGCAGCCTTTACAATGTAAGTAGACCCTAACTGAACATCAACTAAGATCTGACTAGTGGTTCTGTTAGATAAGTTAAGACCAATGAGGATAGCTGTAGTAGAACCAGGAACCGTATATACAGTTGTAGCACCTGTCCCTACACTAGCTGAAACATAATTCTTAAACGTGTTTGCCATAATATTATCCTAGCGCAATAGCCAAAGCTGTGGCCTGATCTGCTGCTTCCCTATCTGTGTACTCTGTTGTAGCAAGCTTAGTGCTGTTATCACTACCACTCTGAGTAACACCAGTAGTAGCACTCGTAATAGTACCGCTAAGTTGCCCTGCAAAGGTTGTAGCTGTATTTGTACCTGTTACATCTAGTGACTTGTTAAAGACAAACTTATCACCAGTATCAGCATAAGTTAGTGTAGCACTTGCACCATCTATTGTCAACCCTGCACCGTTAGCTGCAGCAGAATTAGCCGCACCACTAGCTAAGACAAGGTTCTTATCATCTAGTGTAACTGTAGTACTGTTGATTGTGGTGGTTGTGCCATCTACCTGCAAGTTACCAGCAACAACAAGAGTACCTGTATCATCGCCATGTGCAGCAGGGTCAATAGTGAAAGTAGATGGGCCTCTGAGGTAACCGCTTGTATTAATGTTACCTACAGCTAATACATCACTGGCGTCTAAGTATACTGACTTCTCAGCAGGATAAGTGATGAATATGTCTTTAGTACCAGAAGTAAAGTTAACTGCATTACCACTGTTACTACTCTCTAAGACAGTAGTACGTGTAAGAGTGCTTGAACTGTAAGTACCTAAACCTACTTCAAACTCAGCAGTGTCTCTGTGTACGATAGAGTAGTACGTAGTATCACTATTTGAGAGAACACCACTGAAAGCTTGAAAGCCAGCCACTGCGCCAGCTAGAGTTACAGCACCTGTGCCTGTAGTTGTAGTAGTTTCTTTTACTCTATCCTTGACAACAAGAGCCATAACTATGCTCCCTTATGCAATACGGATGATTGCTGTAGATGCAGCCGCTGCTGGGAATTGTACCACAAAGTCACCATTAGTAGATGTCTTAGTACCACCAAAGTCAATAGTAGCAATAGCTTTATTTGATTGTGAAGTGTTATAGATGATACAACCGTCTGCTGATACTGTAGCGGATGCCCAAGTTGTATCTGTAAAGTCTATGATAGCAGTAGAGCTATCTAGTGAAATAGTCGCACCAGCCAGAGTGTTGCCACCTGTAGTGTAGTTAGTACCAGTAGCCTCATCTGAGTTACCAGTAACGTTACTATAATTAGTTGTAGCTGCACCATACGTACCAGTAGGAGAAGCTTTGATTAGAGCAATTTTAAGTGTGTTGGTATCTAAATCGTGAACGCCCCCAAGTAGCTCTTGCTTGAAGCTGTTACACATCGCTGTAGTGATTGCCATAGGAGTGTCCCTTTAAAATAAGCACAAAGGGGCCAGCATGTAGCCAGCCCCCATGTTTATAGGTGTATTAAGCAGCGTTGTATACTGCAGTAACTAGAGCCTCTGGACGAAGAATTTTACGCCCGTAAAGGTGCATGCCGCGAACAATATCAGCGAATGAATCTGGGTCACGGTAAGTCTCAACTTTGTTGAGTTGCTGTGCAGTTGCAACAGCGGAGTCGTGTCCAGCTACAATAACGCCATAGTTATCGTCCTGTGCAGTTACGCCTGTAGTACCAGCGCCAGTGCCCTTCGCAGGAAGGTTGTTTGACTGATAAATACGGAAGCCATGCAAGTTGTTAAGTACCAGACCGTTTTGCAGTCCTGCACCACCGAAGTCAGCGTTCAAAACGCGAGAATCTTCGTCTTTTAATAGCTCCATGAATACCGGGTCAACACACAGCCAACGCCCACGAGTATCAACATTAGCCTGATCAAGTACACGGCTCATACGAGCTACGACTTGCAAAGGTGTTGCTGTGGTTGTTGATGCAGCAGTTGCACCACCGAAGCGAGGAGCCAATGGAATTGAGTCACCAGTTGTGCTAGAAGAGGCACTAGTAGTGATGTTTCCGAAGTCTGACATATCCAAATGATTGGCTTTCAGAAATTCCCCGTCAAGTTGGTTTGCTGTTTGATGCGAAGCAGTACCACTTACAGTAGTAATCTTAGCACCAGCAGTAGTATAACCAGACATGTATGACAATACATCAGCATCCATTGAGTCAGCCATTTTATAGGCTGCACGATCAGATGACAAACGCATGAAGTCATGGTGGGCTTGCTGCTCTTCAATATCGTCAAGCTTGAAGGCAAAGTAGTTGGCTTTGTCGATAGTCAACTGAAAGTCATTATCAACGAGGTCTTGCGCCGAAACGGTTGTACCACGTAGCAATGCATTCACTGTGATATCTGGCTCTTTAAGAATGCGAACCGTATCACCTTGGTTTGCGATCTCCCCAAAATATTCAGAGTTAGTAATCGCTTGAGTTGTAGCACTCTTGCGGAACGCAATCTGTGCTTGTTTTGAATAAATAACGCTGGAGAATACTCCATTGTTAAGGTTGGTATAGCTAGAAGCTTTTCCAAATGCAGCCATAATTAATCTCCTTATAGATATGACCGTTAAAGTTATAGATCATCATATCCACAGCAGAGGCCAAACTTATCTGAGTAGTCTATTATCTAGGTATGCCTACCTGTGTAACAGAGGTCAAACGTATTTGGGTAGTCTAGTAGTGGCTAGAGTCTTAGTTAAAATACACGTTTAAAGTGTACTCAATACAAGTTATATTCAACTCGTACCTATTGTCAACAGTTATTTTGACAAATCATATACAAACTTACCAGATTTCTGAGCTTCATGTATCTCTTCATGGTGCTTCTCAAACTCTTTGTCACTCATTTTAGCGACAGTAGATTCACGCCAGAAGTTCTTACTCTCATCATCATTTACGGTAGTTCTGCTTTTACTCTTTACAGAAGAGGCTGCTGCCTTATCTGCACTATTATTAGGTTTAGACTTAATACCCTTGTGTGACTTATATAGGTCAATAGCCACTGCTACAGACTTAGCATCCTCAGAGTTCTCGTATAGAGCATCCTGTACAACTTTAGGTTGTTTCTCTGCCCAGTTATGAAACTCATCTGAGGAGCGGATCTCTTCAAAGTCAGGGTGTAAAGACATAAGCTCTGCTTCAGCTTTTTCTTTCTTAGCTTGTGTGCGTAGCTCTTCTATTTCTTTGAGTCGGCTGTCCAAGGAAGAAGCTTTTTCAGCGGCTTTGTTTTCTGCGATAGCTTCAACAATACCAGCGACATCAGGGTACTTAGATGACCAAGCTTCAATCTCTTCCTTAGACTTGGGAAGAACCAGTTCATTCTTAGTAGCTTTATCAAGTTGACCCTGTAGCTTTTCAAACTTGGCATCCCAGTCCTTTTCCTTAGTTTGTAGGAGTTTACGTATATCGCCATAGCGCTTCTTGAAAGACTTCTCTTCAGCGCTTAATCCATCTGACTCTGTATTAACTTCTTCAGACTCTTTGGATTCCACAGACCGTGTTTCTTTTTGTTCCGTATCACTCTCATCTGAAACTTGGGCGTTCTCAGTGCTTTGGCTATCGGGTTCCTGATTATCTTCTGCTTCTTCATCGACCTGCTCACCCTTGATGAGTGCCTCTAGTTCGCGTTCTTCTTTCTCAAGCAACTGTTGGTTGCGATCATGTGCGTAGCTGTCTGCTTTAATAATAGTTTGTTCTGCCATTGACATAATTGTAGTTCCTTTATGTTGGGGCCAGCATTATTGCCGGGTAGCCTTATAGTTATTTAGAAGGTGTATCCACCCTTACCGTCTGATTTTCCTGAGTAAGATCCCCCACCTGAGTTAGGGTTATTATCTTGAGCATCTCTTTGATCACTATCGTCCTTCTTAACAAAACCTGTTGGAGTAGATTTATACCCAGCCGCTTCCATATCTTTTCTGTAGTTATCACTAGCTTGCTTATGCCATGCGTCTGTACCTCCGCTAACTAGAGCATTTGATAGAGACTGATCCTTATCTTTTTGACGCTCTTCTTTATTTTGAAGTACCCTATTACCTTGTTTGTCTACTTTACCATAATCTCTTAAGGCAGTGCCTGAAATATCTTCAAGTGGGTCATAGAACATACCTGACCTATTTCTAAAGTTATCCGCAGCGGTACTAACACCAGACTTAATACTATCAGCCATGTTAGTAAGTCCACCTAAGAAGTCTGGCTCATTTTCACCATTAAGTTGATCTAATAAACTTTGAACTTTAGTTTTATTAACCTCAGTTATATCCTCTCTTTTTAGTAGAGCATTTAACTTCTTATCTATATCTTTCCTATGTGCTAATTGAGCTAAACCAATAACAGGTACAGATGCACCTGCTAAATTCTTAGAACCCATTATCTCTTTTTGAACTGAACTAAACCAAGACTCTGATTCCTTTTTACCTTCCGGTATACTTGAGTAATCTGGAATGTCACGTTTACTTACTTCAATAGGTCTATCAGCTTCAGTGTCACGACCTCTAAGACCACTGCTAGGTGCAGTAGCTACTGGTTGTTCCTTACCTACCTCAGTATATCCTGCTGGTATTGATGCTGTAGGTTGACCATTAACAAATCTAATCGTCATTGTCAAGCCCTGATCATTAACGTAAGTCTTGTACTCTTGTGTTTGACCTGTACTAGGTAAAGTGTAACCTTTCATAAAGTCAGGTTGTGTCATACTTGTAACGTCACCACCTTGGTTCATCATCATAGGATCATCTGGCATATCCTCTGCTTGTAACTCTGAAACGTCAAACGGTAAGCCACCCTCTGCTGGTACAGGCTCTCCACCGATACGACCATTAGCTGCCATATCTTCAAAGCCCATCTTAGCTTGACTGCGTAGGTCTTCAAAGAACTTAACTCCGTAGTAACGAACCACATCAGCGGGTACGACATACTCACCCTCACTTAGTTTAGCATCAATGTCATCACGTACTTCTTCTGGTAATGACCCAGTAGGTACTTCATTGCCTGAGACTGGATCTACTTCTTCTTTATCAGAGAACACCATTTCCATTTGTTCATTTACTGCCATTAACCATCTCCCTGAGTAGCTTTAACCGTCTTAGCGTACTAATAGAACCCTGTGCTGAATACACCTCTTGTACAGAACCAGCCTGTTCCATAGTCCTGTGTTGTGTAGCTATAAGTTCATCAATTAGCTGATTAAACTCATCCATAGCTTGTTTGTTGTTAACGAGTTGCTTAAGCGACATTACCAGTAAACCCTTGCTCACCTGGAGTTGGTGCTGTACCTATACCCATCTGTGAACCACCACCGCCTGATGTATCTGCTACACCTTGAGGAGCCTGACCTTGTGGTGCTTGTACACCCTCTGGTCCTGCAGGTGGTTGCTGTGGTGCTTGGAATGCTTTCAAGATCTCAGCCTGAATAGCTGCGTCCTGCATAGAGTTAGTCACCTTGTCAGGGTCAAGTTCCATAGACTTAGCAATCTCACGAATGATGTAGTCCATCTTAGCAAACGGTGCCAGTGTTGGGTTCTGTGCTACCTGTAAGAACTGCATCAGACGTTGTGAGCGTACCTCATTAGCCATAAGGCTCTCTGTACCAGATGCACGTACCTCTAGGTCACCACGAATATCCTCATCAAAGTCAAACTGCATGTTAAATGCAAAGAAGGACTTACCTAGTGGCCGTATGAGGTAATCATCAACGTTCTTAACAACATTTCGTATGCTGCCATTAGCTGCAGACATAAGCATAGAGATGCCAGAAGCAGTTCGCCCCACTCCGCTGACGCCTGTTTGACCATGTGCGAAACTTGGGAAGCCTGTACTCTCATCTGCTAATACCCTAGCCTTATCAAATAGTTGTAGGTTCTCTTGTGCCACATTAGGAAACTTAGTCCCAAAAATGCCTTGGCCTGGAGCACCACCCTGTCTACGGAAGACTTTTCCTGGGTACACACTTAAGTCCTGTCCGGGGACCAAATTTGTCTCATCAACCTCTATAATTAGATTACCAGATAATGCAGCATTGTCAATAGCCATACGCATAAACCCATTCATAAGAGTTTGCGTATCATCCATATTTTCCGCTATACCTACCCCAAAGAATGAGTAAGGGTTATGTTCGTATGGTGTTGCATAATAAGGTATAGTTGCTGGCTTAAAAGGATTAAGCACAAAACGTAGTACTTCACCGTTACACACCCAGATGTTACAGCTAAGCTCATCTAAGTCCTTGTAGTCTTTAGGAATAGATACACCATTCTCTTCTAGTAGATCTACATCGACAAAACCCCAGAACTCTAAGACTTCCCAGCGCTCTGTAGTAGCCTCAGTCTCGTTGTCTTCCATAGTCTGTTCCCAGTACTTCATATCGTAGTCTGGGCCTTTATCTACAGCAAGCTCAACAGAATCCTTCATAAAGTAAGGACGGTTCTTTAGGCTACGTAGTTGTGTACGAGACATCTTATGACGTTCCACTACATACTCCGCATCATCCATACTTGACGCCTCTGGGTCAGGATAGAAGTTCCATAGAGATACGTGACTAGTAGAAGGTACAGTCTTGACCAGAGGGTCATACTCACCATCCTCATTCCAGTTAGGGTATTCTTTGTCTACAGCAAATGGACCCTTCATAACACCAGTACCTAGAAGGGCCATCTCAAATGCCATAGAGCGTAAATGCTTATTTGCACCTGACTCTACAAGCTGATCATGGATCTTCTTCTCCATCTTCTTAGCGGCCACCATAGCAGGGTGAAACGTTACTGTGGTAGGGGTGGTGCCATCACCCTCAATAACCTTATCACTGACCGGCCCTAGCTTCTCCTCTAGCGGTCCTAGTCGGTTCTTAAGGTCAGCCATAGTCTCACCGGGCTTTAACTCAGTGTCAGGCCCGATTAAGTAAGGCTTAGGGGCTGTATCTCGTGTAACATTACCCAGTTCATCCCCAGCCTGTTCAGCATTAGGATCAATGTTAATGTGTACTGACTCAGCTACACCATCTGGTAAAATAGAAGGATCAATAGTAAGTGGGAACTTATTGTTGCCAAACAGTACGTCTACAATCTGACCATAAGCAGCGAGTGTCTTTGTCTTAGTGACCTTAATAAACACACGAGACTTCTCTGTATCAGTGAATTGTACATCTGATCCGTAGATACCACGATAGTTGCGATAGGCACGTAACCAACGTGTCTCATCACCATAACGTGCATCCTCTGAACGTTTAAATCTTTCGTTAACAAATGAAACAACACTAGATACAGACTCAAAGATGCTATCTTCTGCATCCTCTGCTGCGGTTACTTCATCTGTCTCAAACATGAGTTCGTCTTGTTCTGCCATATTTAATATCCAAAGCTGGGGTCAGAGGCTTGAAACCCTGATCGTTGAGTTGCAGGGTTGTAGTCCCATATAGAACTTCTAGGTCTTGTCATTATACCATACCTTAGAGCGTCATACAAGTGATCTTCTGCATTTGTATCAACGTCCTCTGGGTTTCTTTTATCTAGAGGTATAGAGGGTAGTTGAGCTATTGTGTTGGTACAGTTAGCGAAGAATACAAGTCTAGGCTCTTCTGTATGCTCATCTACCTGTAACCGTCTGTGCATCTCGTTCTTACCTGCTACACGAGAGCCTCTAGATCTATCTGAGGGACGCCAGCGGCAACCCTTCATATTCATTTGTTCAGCCAATGACGGGCCAGTATCACCACGCTTGTGCCATAAAGAACTATCCAAAACACCATATCTAATTGTGCCATCTTCTGCCTCTGCATCTAGTATCATGTCAGCTAAATCAGTAGCTGTAACCTTAGAACAATATAACTCTCTGTAGACAACAAGCTGCTCACTGGGTGATACAGCAATCCAGACAACGCCTGTGTAGCTTCCGTAACCGTAGTCGCAAGCTCTAAACTTAGTCCAGCTTGAGGGAATTTTAAAAGGCTCCACGACATGTATGGCTCTGTTCCACTCAGGAAAGGCTGCGCCTTCATTAACATCCCAGTTACCTTCTAGTAGTTGCTTACGTTGATGCTCTGGTAGCGACAGAAGCATTGCCTCATAGTCGCCGCTCTCTGCTAAGTAAGGGTTATCAAATAAACTAGCAGGTATAAACCTACGCTTAAACAGTGACTGCCCAGCCTTAGAGTGACCCGCTGGATACTTAATCTCTTCACCTGTCTCGATATTAGTAGCCCAGAAAGGCTCACCATACTTAGCAGGATCAATAAACATCTTCTTAACCCAGCTATGACCACTGCCACCAGGGTTAGTTGTGGCTCTCATATAAAGACCTAACTCCATTGAACTAGCAGATCTCAAGCGACTCCTCATATAATCCCAAGCGAAAGGTGTAGGCCATTGAGTAAGTTCGTCAAACCCAATCCAGTTAAACGCCTGACCCTGATATCTCGTAACGTCCATGTCCTTATCAAGATATGACATCCACAGTCTACCACCTCTAGGTGAAATCCACTGAGACTTTCTTTCAGACCACTTGATTCCCGGTACAGCACGAGGGTATAACTCCTGAGATTTCTGTATAAGTTCCCTTAACTCTTCTGTAGTGTGTCTTACTAACAACCCGCTAAAGTTGGGGTGGTTTAAACCATGTAGCGGGTCAGCAAGCATAGCATATGACTTACCACCACCAGCACTACCCCCATATAAAACTTCACGCTCAGATGAACTAAGAAAGTCTGTCTGAGGGCCGGGGTTAGGTTTAAACACGACATCCTGTGCTACCTCGACATCAAACTCAGGAGCCTTAACCTCTGCAGGAACAGTTGTAGGGGGAGTAGCGACTGTCTCTGTCTGGTTAGCTTTCTTCTGAGTACGCCCCGACCCTGCCTTTTTCAAGCTTTTCGATCTCCGAGATGGTTTCTTGGAGCCTTTTGGCAAGTCTGCGTTTAATAATAACTGCTTTTTTACGTCTTCTGTCAATTTCTACTCGCTTCTTTAAGCCCATATGAGATATATACCTATCAGTGTGCTTTGTCAACCAAATTGCAACTTCCCTGTAGGAATATTGTTTTAAGTGTCTCTTTGCAAGCTCAAGCGCTTCTAGTTCATGTGGTATTGGTACTAGCAGTCTTTCATTGTCGGGGTGTAACTCATAGCCAAAAGGTATTGTTTGTGATACCCTAGCTACTGTGTGCCATTCTTTCTCTTTGCCCTTGTTAGGTTTGGGTAATTCCCAGAAACCCAAGTCTCTCTTGTAGTCAATTTGTGGCAAGGTCTACTCATTCTTCCCTTCTTTGGGGGGTAAGTAAAATATACCGCCGCCTCCTGAAGTTACATCAACCTTGTCTACCTTGCCTAGCCCAGCGCGATCAAGTAAATCTTTCGCTGCAGCCATCTTATCACGAATACCTAACTCAGTAGGGTCATACAGTGCCTGTGTCATAGCCATAGCTGCTTTAGGTGCAGTACGAGCAAACCAAGTGCGTGTCTTCTCACCTATCTCATCCTTTAGAGACTCAACAATAAGAGAAGTGGAAGTACCATCTCCATAGCCAGCTAACTTCTTAGCCTGTACAACATCTCCATTAGCCTCATCAAAGAGAACCTCTAGAAACTTCTGTTGTTTATCTGTCAATGATCTTGCCATTATAACGTCCTTAAGTAAATCAAACCTACAAAGCTACCTGTAATAACTAGGAACAACACAAAACCTGCTCCCCACTCTACAATCTTACGCTTCATCTCTATACGTTTGTGATCATGTTCTTTCTTTTGTTTGCGGATATCAGCCTCAATACGTAGAAGCTCTTCCCAATGTGAAGGCCCATACATTACACAAATGTAATCCTTGAGTTCCTTCCTCATAGACTCAGCTTTCTTCTTAGCTGCGAATATCTCCATTGCTTCTGCTTGAACGCCACCACCAAGGGTTTTATACCAAGGTGGTTTAGCGTTCTGTCTGTCAGCAAAGTCTAAGTCACTTATGGCACCAGCCCACTGTGTAAGCTGACCACCCATGTCTTGTAAGTCTTTACCTACCGCAATACCCTTCTTAAGAGCATTAAATGCGGTTGTGGCTAAACCTATAGCGGTTACTGGATCTATCACTGTAGGAACCCCCTCTTCTAAGTCCACTACCTGTTTGTCTATCTGTATCACCTGATGATACATTAGCTAGAACAGTAAGGCTTAGAATAAGGGGTAATTCCTTAACTAGGTTCACTGTTTAATGCCATAAACACGACCGTATATCTCCCCTCTTGAGATACCCATATCGTGTAGTTCTTTATCCTTCATGTTCATCAGAATCCAGTAGTCTGCTCGACGCTGCTGATTATCCTGAATACGGTTTAGTAGTTTCTTAAACATAGCACTATCTCCTTATGTTGTGTGCATGGAGATAGTTATACTTATTTACAGGTTGAGTAGTAGATACAAAATGTGCATACCCGCTACCTGTTAGGGTTATAGTACTGCCTTACTGAGATAAACGCCTCTAAACTACTAGAAGCACCATCAAATGCTAAGATCTTATCACCAGCATGTAGGTGTATCCTATCAGAGCCTATAACATTATATACGTCCTTACCAGCTATAGACTTATCATTTATCAAGTGATGATACGTACTTGTGTC